GTCTTATATTTTTTTATAGTATAATTAAGTTCCTTAAAAACACTAAGAAGACATTTTAATATTGGCATACCTCCAGCTATAACAACTTTTACCAAGTTTGTTTTATTTCGCATTTCATTTTTTAATATTGTTTGTTCTACAAGTGTTTTACATAACTTACGACCACGATATTTGTCATCTATGTAAACTGAAACTAATAGCAAATAATCAATATTATATTCTTTTTCGTATGACACCATTGTATTCCCAATTATTTCATCTTTATCTCGTAAAAAAATACCCCAATAATTATTTATTTTTTTTATTACTTCATACGAGTGTAAAATATGTGGATTGATGTTGATTATATTTCCGTTTAGACGAGTATCCAATGTTCTGTTGCTTACATAATGAAACTCAATATCCATCATATAGTGTGTATATATTATATGTTATATGAGTTTGCACCATTTTAAATCTTCAATGGTGTAAAATAAATATATTTTGTTTACGTAATGTATAATACTATGTATAACAATACTACTTACCCTCCTAAGTACAACACAAAACCAAATAAGTTATCTCATTTTATTCCAATAAGCACAAAACGAGTGAGGACACCTTTTCAGCAAGTAAATGAAACACCTCAACAACTCATGGAAAAACGACTTAACACGTATATACTTTCAAAACCTTCTCCTATTACAGTTGACGATCAGAATTATGATATTGAAATGGGTGGACCTAAATCATTCACCCCTATCAGACCAATTAGTCCCATAACTTCTCCGTACATGTCACAACCATATATACAAAACAAAGATGTTTCGCGTTCGTATTCGCCCGTTACAACACAATCTGATTATATGAAGTCATTAGATGACAGTAATCTGCGATACGATGACGATGAGTGGGGCATTCATGATAAGAACTTTTTGGGCGGAAAGCGTCGCCGTTTGACAAAAAAACAACGAAAATCAAAACGAATAAGTCGCACAAAACGCATGAAATCTAGGCGTAGAACATATGTATCTAAAACCAGAAAGTAATCTACCACACCAGTAATTTGTAAGTAAGTGTTCATATACCTATTCAAATAGACATTTGAATAGTTATCATACAAAATATAAGATGTAAAAATAAAATTAGAATGAACTACTGAAGTAGTATATTACAAATACAACAAGTATAACCATGATAAAAACATATATTTCTCGACTAATGGAAACTATGCCCACTAATTTTTTTGATACAAAAACTGTACACTTAGATATTGTTGTAGAAGGTGGTGCGTTTAACGGGTCATATCTGATTGGGGTTATGTATTTCATAAAAGAACTAGAGAGACGAGGAAAAATTAAAATCCGTCGATTTTCAGCATGCAGCATAAGCACGATTTGCTCACTCTTGTACATTATTAATAGGCTCGACTTATTCGAAGATATTTATAAAAATGGTTTTGATATTTTTAAACGAGACGGTCGTCTAGATGTTCTTAACATCATTTTCAAAATTATAACAGATGTAACAGATCAAAACTTATACAAGAGGTTGAACAAACGATTATATATGACATATTATGATATTCAACGGTGCAAACAGGTGGTTCGATGTAAATATAAATCGAACGATGATGTTTTTGAATGTATATCACGCTCCGCACATATTCCATTTGTAATTGATACAAATATTGCAAGGCATGGACGATATATTGATGGTCAACAACCTTACTTCTTCAAAGAGAGAAAAGACGACCGCAAGATGTTGTGTGTTTCTCTCATCACTTATAGTAATATAAAAACCATAACATCAACCATCAATGTCAAGAATGAGAATAATAATATTCACCGAGTGCTCAGCGGAACACTTGACGCTCACACATTTTTTATGACAGATATACCCACACAAATGTGTTGTTACAAGCATAACATGCCGATTATGATAAGAGTTCAAAACAAACTGAAACAGGTCTTTGTTACAATTGTTGGTTATTTTATATATATCATAGTCTATCTGTCAAAACAGGTAGGCGATGATATGATGTCATCTTTTGCGGGGAAAGTCACCCGTGCTATCATCGAAGATATTTACAAAGTATTTATTCAACATTACTGTGTGTAACCAACCGCCGACGTTTCAACCCTCACTTGAGTGCACGCTTTACAGTTTTTGTATTTTTGGTAGCAGATGCAGTCTTTGTCGACTTTTTGGTTTTTTTGGTTTTTTTTGCCACCTTTTTGACACCAAGAGTTTGAAGCTTGCGTTTGGTCTTATCGCCTGGTCTATATTTTAAGAACCACTCTTCATACTCCTTGCTGTTCCTTTTTTCCTTTAACTCGACAAACATCTTCATTTTCTCCGAACGCATATCTTCAAGTGTATGTTGGTAACCGTAACAATTAAGACTAAATCTCTTGAGAACACCTTTTTGCTGTAACCTATTTCTCTCTTGCACCTTATAAAGAAAGTTGGACATGCAGAGGATACGATTAAGATCGTAGTAACTACGTGCAGAATACAAAAATGCGAGATACATGCTTAACATTGTATCTATTGTCGCAACTTTAACAGACGTGTTTCCAACTCTCACCTTGTTATAACTATGACAAGCCATAGGTTCATAAATAAAGGCAACGGTGTCGTTCTCGCCAATAATCACTTGATAATGTGCAGATATTACCTCTCCAACGCATGGCTTTTTAACAACTTTTACTTTTTCTACGCCAATATCCACTAATCGGTCCATCACTCTTTTTGCAGTCGCTTCTGCAGACTCGGAAAACACATCAAAATCGGGTATTTTTTGCAGCTTACGCTGCGTAGTGGCAGGCATGTATTCCAAGTAACTCGCTATAGCAAACCCGCCAAAAAAAACAACATCGTCTTGTATAAGAGCCTTTTTGACAGAGGTGTATACTTTTGCTGCAAACTTTTCATCATTTCCATCTAATAAAGAGAGACCACGCTGGAAATCGACACGATTACATTCATTTGCACGCAAGGGGTGATACTTATTCAGTAACCCAAGTCGTTTCAGCACTTTTTCCCAACGACTTACATCTCCTTCAGGGCGGGAAAGCTCCAAATACATAGACATTCGCAGGTAATTTGGTGGACAGTAGTAGATTCCATCTACCTTCTTTGCATCTTTTTTAAGTGCATCGTAAATATCACCATGCAAAAAGGTAATGTCTGCCATACCAATAAAATTAACAAATACTTTGTATGTTCCGTGATGCTGGCCAGACTTGGCCTCTACCTCTTCAAATCCATTCTTGTAGAATATATCAGATAATTGTTTAGAATGTTCCACTGGGGTTGGACTAAAAAAATCATAATCCGCCAAATCAGTATCTTTGTTATAAAACTGGGCATGCTTAGGAAGTAGTGCGTTGATAGCAGTGCCTCCATAACAAATAAGCTGGTTCTTGCGCAGGAAATCCTCTACGATTTTAATCATACGTTGCACCTCAGGCGAGTTGACTATTTTCTTATTGCGTCTATCATCTGCGTTATCCACTGCCGTGCGTAATATTGTAAGTTCACATTCGTTAAATGTCATCTTAGCGTCACACGATGGATGAACTAACGTCATTATCTGCTAAATTACGTAATATACGTGAAAATCTATATATTAAGAAGTGAAAATAAAATCAACAAGGCTCGGGTTATTTTACATACTGAACTGCAATCCTTGTGCAGTTTCAGTTTTACTTGCAAACGACAACTTAGGGTCTTGTTTTTTCGGAGCTGGGATATACTTTTGCACAAAACGCAGTTCTTCGGGTTTCAATACGAATGCAGTGTTTTGTTTATTGAAAAAATCACGCATCTCCTGAAGAGAGGTGTCGTTATTGGAATATTGCATCGCTGCCATCTGCACGCCCATTTTACGAGAAGCGATGCTTCCTGGATTGGACGCATCATCTGCTCTGTCGGGAACAACAATTGTCATGTTTCGTTTATTATATTGAACAAACTCATCAAGATTTGGAACATTACGAAGCTGCTCATTCGTATGATAACGCATAAACATTGACCCACTTGTCATGTTCACGTATTTATAAAAAGAACGAACATCCATGTACGTTTTGTTCTTATTACATACGATAATGATAATCTTTTTGCCCAGACTAAGAAGAGGTGTCTCACCCAAATTAGTATTTCCACTTTCGTAGTTGTACTTTGAAGGAAGCAACATAGTTTCGTTTTGTTTTAGTATGCTCGCAAGATTTGAATACATCGCTTGGTTATTACTCATGAATCGTAAATGAATAACAATTGGGTCTTCGGGGTTTGGACAGCTTCCTCTGGAAAACGCATAATTTATTATCACGCCTAATGCATCTTCAAAATTCACACTGTTGTATACCTCTTTTACGGTATATTTATCAAGAGTTGATGTTGCAACTACTGGTCTATTATCCACAGAATATATCTCAAAATCGAGCCCTCTTACGCCGTCCTTAATTACATTGCGCAAGGCACATGTAGATACTACCCCGCCTTTTATATCACCTGTCGAACAACAATTCGCAGCTGTTTTTATATAATAGTCTCTAAACATATATTTAAAGTTCTCTGAATTGGTAATTGAAAGTATGTGTGGATTTATCGACGGATACATGTCATTGTTTATTTTGCAAGTAGTACTCTCTAATTTGTACACACCGTAGTAGAAATACACAAGTGCCAAGAGAGTTCCTATTATCATTATGGAGAGAACAACAACAATATATTTATCACGGATGTTGTTTATAGTATCAACTACTCCTCCTATCATATCTGTTCCATTTTTACTTACGTTGACCATATTACAGTACTCTGATATTTATATTTTACAATTATTGACATAATTTGTAATCTAACTATACACCGACCGAAAAGAAAATGGAACAAAATCCCATAGTAAACAGGTTTAAACACAACACAATAATATCTCCAGTTATAATAAGAAGTTAGACTATACATACACATGCCAGGCGGACTTATGCAATTAAAATCAAAAGGGAAGGCGGGAATTATCTTGACTGGAAACCCAACAAAATCATTTTTCAAGTTCGCATATAGTAAATACACTGACTTTGCCATGCAAAAGTTCAGAATAGATTTCAATGGTTCAAAAACATTGCGTTTAAATGAACAGTCTAAGATGTCCTTTAAAATCCCGCGGCACGCGGACCTTCTTATGGATGCGTATATTTCGATTAACATGCCAAGTATTTGGTCGCCCATCATGCCTCCTAGAACGAATGATGCAGATCCCGCAAATAATACTGGAGTGTGGGTGCCATACGAGTTTAAGTGGATAGATCATTTGGGGGCAATGATGATTGAACAAGTCAGTATTACATGCGGCAATTATACATTACAAGAATACTCAGGTGAATACTTACTCTCCATTGTTCAACGTGACTTTTCAAAGGAAAAGAAAGACCTTTTTTACAAGATGATAGGCCATACTCTAGACATGAATGACCCTGCTAACTCTGGAGCTAGAGTAAATACATATCCCAATGCATATTACACTGAAGGGGTCAACGGTGCAGAACCTTCCATCAGAGGCAAGCAGCTTCTTATTCCACTTAACGCGTGGTTTTCGCTGAAAAGTCAAAACGCCATTCCACTTTCCAGCTTACAATATAATGAAATATTTGTGCATGTTACGTTTCGGCCAATACAGCAATTATTTAAAATACGTGACGTATTAGATAATCTGAACAACTATCCATATGTAGCACCAAACTTTAACCAATCACACATGCAATTTTATCGTTTTTTACAAACCCCACCAGATGTTGAGATTAGTGCAGACTCATATGATGATAAAAGGACGCTATGGAACGCAGATATACACTTGTTATGTACATACGGATTCTTATCAGATGAGGAAAGAAGAGTGTTTTTTCAACGAGAACAGAAATATTTGATTAAGCAGGTTAAAGAATATAACTTTAAGAATGTAACAGGTTCTTCAAAAATTATATTAGATACAACTGGGTTAGTGCCAAATATTATGTTTTGTCTAAAAAGAAGTGATATATTCATGCGAAATGAATGGTCAAATAGAACAAACTGGCCATATGGTTATATTCCGTATGACATTTATCCTGCACCGTCAACCACTCAAAATGAACCAACAAACATTACATATCCCATTTTTAGAAAACATGCAAATAATTCAAATCTAGAACATCTTCACGTTGCACCAGGGGTAAATGCAAATGGAAATCTTACTGGTTGGTATATAACAGGAGATTATCAACCAGAAAACCAAAAGAACATTCTAGAGAGTGCAGCTATTTTGTTGGATGGCTCGTATCGTGAAAATCTTCTTCCAGAGACAGTGTTCAATTACATGGAAAAATATACACGCACTGCAGGAAATGCCGAAGATGGGTTATATTGTTATATGTTTTCAGTAAACGATTCAATATACCAACTGCAACCATCTGGAGCAGCCAACTTAACTGGTGTTGGAAAAATAGAAATGGAGTTTAATACGATAACCCCTCCATTAGACCCATACGCACAGTCACTTGCAATTTGCGATCCTGAAGATGGGGGTTTTGTAGGTATAAATAAACCGACATGGAGACTATATGACTATAACTACGACCTCACAATTTTTGAAGAAATATACAACATAATTCACTTCACGTCTGGAAACTGTGGAATTATGTTTGCAACATAATGTGCTAATGTGCTAATGTCATATAGTATAGCACAACATGTAAAATATCATATGTTACCATGTTTCATATCATGTTTCGTATGCCTGATTTTTTTGTTCACCTATACTATACACCCTTAGTTATGTCATCTATCATTGGATATCAAAACAATAGCAAGTTACGGATTAATCAAATCTATGACATAAACGCAACCACGATGAATGACCACACTCGTAGTGCTATTTACAAGAGAACGAATTGTTTAGATAAGTTTGGGATAACTTGTGTCGGCAACAAGACAACAAGCTGTGCAACTCCATATATCAGTTCGTCATGTCCTGGAGCAAAAAATGTATACTCTGACCAAATCACACCGCCGCCCATTTTTACAGATAAGTTTTATAACCCATTAACCCCAGTTGAGTCAACTTATAATATCAATCCAGACAATCTGAATATATCAACAATGACAAAAACTGTATATTATAACGCAATCACTGCAGAACAAACAAGAACCAACAATAGAGCACTTGAGACGGGTATTAAAGGACCCATTGAGTTTATATTACTTTCAAAAGCTGACCCAGAACAAACGGTTCATTACTGGTCGGCTGATAACTTTACCACAACAAATGAGTTCGTCGACAAACAACAACAAGGGCAGCATGTCTTCATAACATTACGTCTTAAGGATGCCAATTATAAAAGTGGAACTATCAATATCCAAGCATATTCAGTTCGAAAAGGCTTACAAAGAAGTGCAATTACAACACATAATTTTAACATCTTCGGCTATAATAGCATTGGTATAAAGCCAGAAAATGGAACTACTATTCCATTTTATATTGAGTATCTAGCCAACTGGTTTGATGTAAATCCAAAAAATAACTACCGATTATATCCTCCAGTGGGTTCTGACCCAAACAACCCTTTTGCTGATTTTCAACTCACGACAGACGACCAAGAACTTCTTGCAAATTATATAACATGGTTGAAAGATTATGCATATACTGGGCCGACATCAAGCAACAGAGAAAAGCTTACTATATACGGTGTTGCAGCTAACACAACAAAGAACCAAGCAAACACGTTTATTTATGGTACAACTTCAATCAACCCAGTATTGACTGGTGCATCACTTGACCAAATGATTAAGTCTACTCCCAACGGGTGGTTGCCGTCAGCATTAACTTACGTTGAAGATGCACCAGCAACTGGAGGAATAGAACTACGGGTTACTGATACATTTGATTATTCAAAGGTTGACTTTCGTATGAATGGAAACGACGTTGAATATAAAACAATTGGCATATATCGTGTCAAAAAGGTGACATTTACCCTTAACCTAACCATCGCAGAAGTAAATGTGGCATTCAGAGAAATGATTACATATGACGGGTTTTCTATAACAAATATTAACACTGCAGGTGGAAATAAAGTAGGCGGAAATACTGGCTCAATTGAACTTACATATCAACTACCGTCAGGCAAAGCATCTGTTGGAACGTGGACAAAACTTGTCACGTTAGCAACACAACCCACTAATACGTATAGATACGTAAAACATGTATTTGAAGTTATTGGAATGATAAATAGTGTAGAATCTGTATATCAAATAGAAACGCCAAGATATACTGACATAATATGGAAACGTTATATTATGACAAGTAATTATGTTGGAGAATGGCTGACAATGAACCCAGAATTAGAAGGTAATCTTGATGCAATTATTAACTATACAGTGTCTCGGGCAGGCGTATTGGGAGTTAACTATGAAATAATCTATGAAATTGTCGATGGAACTGGGAATAGGTATCTTTATTATGGTATAACTGCACCTGAGAACGTGAATATTATATCGTCAAAACCAGCTCTTATATTCCAATCATACATAGATGTAAAAATTGGAATAGTTGGATATGTCTTACCAAACACACAACTAAAGATTACATTTATCACACCAACGTCTGGAAACTACCAGTATGGCTTACGTGGAATACGAATGAACAAGTACATTTATTTTTCACCTGAAATAAAAACCAATAACTTCACAGGAGAAGTTGTCATAAACTATTATGGCGAGGGATATAGTTCAACAAATCCAAATCCTAATGCCCCGCAAGGTTTTACTAATGAGTTAATAACTATTCCTGGCATACAATCTGCTAGTGATTTAATTGGTTGGACAATAACAAGAGTTTTACGAAAAATCGATACAAATGAAGATATCACTGTCACACATAAAATATGTGACACGTTTCATGATGATATAAATGATATTAATAATTTTTATGTATCTTTCGCGACCGTGACTCAAACGCAATCGGGTGACTCAAATTACACATCGCATATAATCAATATTATAAACCAATCTGCTGGCTTTTTCTTATCAGATGATATTTTAGCCGCAAATGGTCTTACTGACAGAGGGGCTACGCTTGTTTGTCCGCGGTCCTACACCGTTTCTACGTCAGGTTCAAATGATGTCCTACAAAAACCATACAATTACCATCCTGATACAAAAAGTGTTATTGTTATTGACACTTTTGTAACAGAAAATAATTTTTACTCAACAACAATGGCGGGTGGATTTAACTCGACTAAAGTACCAGTTATCACACAAGAGTATATTGAAAATCCTGCAGATACTACTTTATTAGGAGATGGAACTAGAAGAATACTTAAAGAAATATACGCAGACCAATTCACACAATAGTCATAATGAAAATATATCATGTATAATATGAAACAAGTTTACACAACAACAACAATAACACCACCATACATTGTATAATTAAGCTACTTAGAGAGTTCCGTAATTATATAGTAGAAAACAGATTTTTACGGAATATAGTATGAACACCAGCAGGACCGAGTGCAAGCCAGATAAGTGGAGTGTGTCCGAGTTAATAAAGAAGGTGAAGACAGGAACGTTGGTGAAGCCAAAGCAACAGCGCGACGCAACTTGGGGTCTTCAGCCAATTGACGGGAAAAAGAGAGCGTCTATCCGCGAGTATATTGACTTCATGCTTAAGAGTGGGTCCGATGTGGAGGCGATTATTATCAATAGGCGTGCGGACCACAAAGAATATGTGGTAGACGGAAACCATCGAATTACGGCAAAGATTGAATTCTACGACTCACCCCTTAGCGTATTTCCCGAAAAAAAGGAGGAACTCCAAAAGTTTATTTCCGACAACTATCACGAATCTGAACAACATACCATTATGAATATTTTCTTGTCGTTAAATTACGACGAACTAATGGACTTTCGGTACAAATCGCACTTTGAAAAATGCGGTAAGGGGGTGGAGTGGTACAAGTCGCATATGAAGAACGCCAAGGACG